TGAATTAGAATACAGAATAAAATTAGAAAATGAAAAAAATAAAAAAATAGAATTAGTTGAACAAGTTAAACCATTACATAAACAACGGGAACGTTATATGCGATGGCTTAATGATATTGATGGAAATAAATCAATTAGTGATAAACTACTTGATACGTTGGAAGAATCGCCTAAACATTTTAAAATGTTGATGCGTATATTAGAAAAACTATAAAAACAAAATAAAAATTAGAAAAACTATAAAAACAAAATAAAAATTTTTGATTTAAAAAACGGAATTATTTTTTATTAAGAAATGTAATTTATAGAACATAATTAAAACAATAAACAGTTAAAAATGAGCGCAATTACACCAGAAATGAAAAGCGATTTCAATAGCATAGTAGAACTTATTATTGAAATGTATGAATTAGAAGGCAGAAAAGTATATCAACATATCTCTGAAAGAGCATTGGCTCTCGCCCTTGCTTACAAGCGAAAATACTTGGAAATTCAGGAAACTGAAAAACCAAAGAAGGCGCCAAGATACGATTTGGACGATGACGGCTTCAGTGAAGAACTTGACTCATTTGATGTTCTCAGTGAATTTATAAAAGACGAGAAAGTAAGATACGCAATTAATACGAGTGAATTGAATAAAGAATTCCGTGAATGGGTAGATTCAATACCTGATGGTTTATGGAATCAGACAAAGTTTGAAGAAGAATGGATAGATTATGTTAGAATGTTCTTGGAGTTCAAGTATGGTCCTCCAAGCTACTAATAAATTATAAACGGAAACGTTTTTTACCATCCAGGTTCGTCTTTAGGTTCGGCAAAACGTTCCAAGTATCTGGTTTTGATATTATTGGGTTGGAAGTATGTTTTAACTAAACATTCTACTGCGTATGGTTCGAACTTTTTGCATGAAAATACATCAAGAAACATATCGTTTGATTCTTCTACAAAGTGTGCGGCAATATTTGATGTTTCAATTAATTGTATCAATGTGTACCCTTTTTTGTTACCCGTCCCAAACATCACTATTTGGGGTTGCCCGTAAGGGACCATGTCAATCCTCTTAATCAGAGTGTCGTTAAACTTTCTGATATTCACAGGACAGCGGATCGTTTGTGGCGTACATCGTGCAGCATCTATTATAAGATGGTATCCCCATCTAGAAATAGTGGTCATTGATATGCCTATGATGAAGAAAAAAATGTGTAAACCCCTAAAATAGTAAATTTTCTGGTAAAAGAGTATACAAAAATGTGGTGGATGGCCTTATACGCAGCTGCGCTCTTTTATGTTTTAACTCCTGGTGTTTTCCTCAGCATTCCAGCTGGAGGTTCTCGTCAAACTGTTGCATTAACCCATGCAGCAGTATTCGGTCTTGTATGGATGGTCACACACAAGGCAGTTTGGCACTTCGTTTCTGGCAGATAAAAACGGATCGTCTGCATTCAGGATTCGTGGATTGCAAGAAAATATGAATCCTAAGATCGGTATAACGTTATTCAGTAAAAAGACTCGTGAAGAGTTGATGAAAAGTCCAAAGACCTATTTGGGACATAAAAACAAGGTACATGAGTTTTCTGCAGGAGATATTATACTATTAGACCGCTGAACATTTCAAACCGGCATATTTTTAAAAAATTGAATCCGGAAAACGGATTAAATAAGGTAGTAATATAGCACATCAAAGATGGCGACCTCCGAACCAGATGTGGATAAGTTATGTGGCGATTTTGCAACCAAGAATGCTATAACATCAGTTTCAGAATCAAAGATTGAGGCTAAAACTGATGTAAATGATAATACAAAAGATATAGAAAAGTTGTGCGATAATTCATCAAATATTTCGGAGGAAATTCGTAAAAAACTTTCTGAAAACTACATAAAATGTGTTAAGGGATACCATCTTATTAACGATGACCCAATTAAGGAGACGCCTTGGGAAGATATAAATGCTCAAGTATTAAGCACATCTGGATGTAATATTGAAGCACAAAGTAATGGTTCTCATAAACCTGGTGCCGACTTATTGTGCTCACTTGGTGCATTATCAAATAAATCTACTCAATATGAATCCAATAATAAGTCGTTTAAATTAAGTTCATACAGACTTACTACTGTTTGTTCTGATAAAACACCTGGTAATATTGAAAGCATTATAGCAGAAATAAATAGTAGAAAAAACTTCAAATACTACTCAATCATAGTTCGTGATGAAAAAGAAAAGGAGTTTCAATATGATTGGTATCTTATCCCAAGTGATTATCCGCAATTTAATCCTTCCTCTTATAAATGGATACCAAAGATTGGAAAGCAAGGGAAAAATAAGGGCTCAACTACTGGATGGGAAACAAACATTATAAATGGTTCAAGTATGTCAATTACATTTAGTATGTCTTCGCAATTATGGATTGATATAGTAATTACAGAGGAAATAAAAAAGTTTGTTATTTCATCGTGTAAGGTAAATAAGGGACGAAAATTAAATTATATTAAATTATATGAAAGGGAAATGGGTATCTAATACTATTCATCTACTTTATCTTTTAGTCGCTCATTAATTAGTTTAACATATTCTTCATTTAGTTCAATACCAATAAAAGGAAGATTTAGTTTTTTTGCAGCAAGGCATTCACTACCTGAACCAGCAAATGGAACTAAAACATATCCTTCAGATGATGGCATCTTACAGGAACGAATAAGTTTATCACACAAAGTTAATGGCTTTTGTGTAGGGTGATTTACACGCTCATTCATTCCAGCCCCACCAGCGAGGGTAGGGATTTTTATTACATCTCTTGGTAAAGCCCCATTTGGATGCGCGGTATATGTTGTTTTCTTACCACTTTTATTTTGAAACCTTCCCTCTGTAGCAGTTCTTTCCCTTCCTGCTGCTCCATTTAGAAATCCATCAGTATATGCTTCACGAACTTCATCTTTATGAAATACTTTATCATCTTTCCAAAGAACTAAAATGCTTTCGTGAGATCTTTGCCAGAAATTAAGTGAAGCAACATTCTTATTTGTATAATGCCAGATAATCCAACGCCTATTAATTTTATATGGAACTCTTGATAAAATCAGAGCAAGTATTTCACTAAACCCATATATGAACATAGTCCCATTCGGTTTTAGAATACGAAGGCACTCCTTAATCCATATATCACACCAATTGAGATATTCATCCATAGGTTGTTTATCACTATCATTCCCAAAATCCTTACCAATATTATATGGTGGATCGGCAATAATAATTTGTGCGGAATTATCTTGTAGAGTTGGTAGTATTTTTATAGTATCACCTAAAATGATATCTTGGCGAAGATTTACTTTAGAAATTGGGGAAGTTGTTGTAATAATTTCATTTTGTAAAGGTTTATTAGTAGATTGAAGAAGTTTAATAATATCTTCTTTTTTCTTTCCACTATATCCTTTAATTTTTCGCTCCCTGCATATAGCGATAAGTTCAGATGTTTTCTTATTGGTAAAATCCATTTCTTGTACAAGCGGTTGTGTATTTACTTGTTCATTTTTTGGCTCAACACTATTCGTTTTCAATAAGGCTTCCTTAACCTTTTCCTCTATAATAGTCTCAAGTGTTGTGTTTTTTTCACAAGGCTTCTTTCGTGATTGATGTGTCTCAAGATGACCCTTCTGCTTGAAAACACGACTACAATTCTCGCAAACATAATTCACCATTTCGTTATATTATATACGCATAAAATGTTTAAACCGAAATCACTAATTTCACTTTTTAGTGAAGCCGGGCAATCAATTTTTATACCTTTTTGCAGTTCGCCTTCTGTTCATACGCTCTGAATGAATTCCCATTTCAGGTAGTCGCAGATCTTTTTCCATATTTGGTCATGTGCAATTAATCGGTCTCTGGACTTGAGGAGTGGAAAGTAAACTTTATACTCGTCTAATTCCAACAGCTCGAAGAACTTATACAGAATGTAAGAATACGACAAGAAATTCGTTCGGTCGTCAGGACAGTAAATAAGAAAAGGTGCCTGAATTTCCTGGAACATTGCCCTTATTTTTTCTTCTATTTCCGGTGTGATGGTGGGTGGAGGGTTTCCGTTCAGTCTTGAAATGATGTGTGTTGCGTGCTCATAATACTTTGATCGGTTCAGTTTTTTTAGAATTTCTCGCATATCTTTTTCCGTGAGTTCTGCAACGTTCTGGATTCTGCGTTTCTTGATTTCCAGAACCACTTCGTTCATCACTTCATTGGGAATGATAGTTGATTCCTTTGCTTGGAACTGGTTCAGAATTTCGTTCAAGTGGTTGATCTTTTTATAAGCGTAATTGTTTCTTTCTTTTGGAGGATCGCGAAAACTAGGTAAATCAGAAACTACAAGCATATACTCTTCTGATCCGCACGTTGGACACACAAGTATCCCTTCGTCTCCGATTTCCTCCCTTGCAATATTACATCGGTCACAATGTTCAGTTACCGCTTTCTTTATTTCTGACGATTCTCCTGTATTCAGTTTCATTCTTGATGCGTATTCGTCAAACAGTTTCTTCTTTGAAGGAGCAGAAGTTTCGGAAGTAGACTGAGTTAAGTATTTAACGAACGTGTTCTGGTCTGCAGGAACCATAGCTGTAGGTTGGACTTTTTCGCCTGTGCCGTAATATTTCAGTATAATGTCTGCATTTTTCAAATAGTAATCAGTTAACGGATTCTCTTTTTCAATTCGGTCTTTCAGAATCTTTATTTCGTCTCTCACTTTAGAAGCTTTAAGTATATCTGCAATGTCCTGACTCACTTCCAAATCGTCTAATTCATATTCCAAGTTTTTCAGACGAGTTTTCAAGTCTTCAATATTCAAGGTTTCTTCCTTGATGGTTCCCACAATGTTCTGGTGAACCGAGTCAAGTGTGCCTGTAACAACATCGTTCTTTTTTGAGGCCGATGCTGATTCGCGAGTCCGCTTAATGCGAAAAATATTGTCCATTACTAAATTTACTTTTTCATCCTTAAATTACTGTTAATGCTTTCTTAGCAAGTAAAGGGAACATAACGCGATTCCTACAATTAAAGCGGGGACGGCAACATCCTCTGAAAAAACGCTGAATTTTTCAGTTTGTTTTACGGTGGGACAGTTGGACATAGATACTTCTCTGCAATCGTCTGTACTGAAATCTGGACTTAGATCTGGAGATAAAAAGAACGAGTTTCCTCCCGTTGTGACATTGCATTGGTAACATTTGCAAGGAGGTGACGAGTCTGCTGCCAAAGCCGACATCATGTATAAAGGATTCAAACCTTCAATGTCTCCTACTACTCCTGGAACTAACCCGTTGAAATCCGAAGTCAAGTCGCCCATCCCTTTTGGAACTAAATGAGCTCCTTCAGGCATATTGTTAATGTAGTTATGTCTTGGCTGTTTTGACCCGTCAGGAGCCGTGCATGTTCCTCCTGTATTCACGAAGAACCGGTTTCCTAAAGGAGGATCACCGTTAATCAAAGTCTTGACGTAAGTTCCTACAGCTCCTAAATTTCTACCTAATTGTCCAAAATTACCGTCTGAACCTACACCTAACTTTGAAGTGCTTGGAACGTTGTCTGCGTAACTGTATGCAGGTCCTAAAACATCAGTTTCTGCATTCGAAGCTTTCTTCGATATATCAGACCACACGGAGTTCAACCCTAGGTCGCCCATTGTGTTCTAAGTGTGATTTTACTTGAGCCTTATATGCGGAATTTGTTAGGGCACATGGACGTTGTCTCAAAATAGAGTTCGTAGCGGTCTCAAAAGAGTACCCGAACTTCTTGCACATGAAGAGCAGTGCCAAGTATCCGCTGCGATTGATTCCGCATTGGCAGTGGACGTATATTTTACCGCAAGCGTCTGATCTCAAAAATGTATTCATAACTTTTTCAAATTGGGGGTACCATTCTAATATATTGCATTCAGTGCTGTCTATGGCTTCAATACAAGCATAATTATCTGGATGTTTTTCCCTGAACCATGATGGGCTGTCTTTGTTGAAAGCGCAATTCACCACGTGAGTAATGTTATGCATACGGACGAATCCGGGGGTCAAGTAATGTCCTGGCCCGAAAAGGATGTTCGTGTGTATTTTAGCAGGAGGATCGTTGTCCCATCCACGAGAATTTCTACGAATGGCTATCCAATCCATTACTTTATTGATTCACAAAATACGAAAACTTAAATCAATGTCGCGCCCAGCGTTCCTACGACGTACCCAATAGCTACAGCTACACCAGCTAAGATAGCTGCGCCCATGTAAGAAGGAACACCGCCGGCAGTATACGTATTTGGAATGTATTGCAAAATAAGAGAACGAGGAGTGGATAAGGAAATGATCATGGCGGCTAAAAAGAAACCAAAATAAGTCATTAAGTTTCTTACAGAATTACGAACGACTGCGAAGGTATGTGAATCGCTGCGCAAGGTCATTGCAGGAGTGTTTGCTTCGGAAGTAGGTGTCATCTTATTCGTCAAAAAAGGGTCAGTGCCTCCCGTGACGATAGGAGAAAAGGTGGTGGATTGAGGGAGGCTGGGATTTTGAACGGGTCCGGCTCCCATTAAATCGCTTAAATCAGTTGCTCCTTCTGCCATTTACTTAAAAGATGGTAATTCGCATTCGGCATCTTCCGCAACGTATTTGACACACTTGTCTCCGTGACGAACAACTCGACCTTCTACCTTGTCTACGGGAACAGACAAGGCGTTACGTATAGGAATAGGTTTATGAAAAAGCATGATGATGACGCCAAGACCAATCAAGAACGAGAAGAATGGAATGTTTTTCTGGTCCTTGAAGATATGTAATACACGACTAACGAACATCTCTTACTTTTGAGAAGCGAGTAAATTAAGGGACGTTTGTGTTCCGTCGCAAGGAACTTCTACTGCCTTGAACTTTACGCATCCAGATTTGGTGTGGAAGGCTTTTTTGCTGTCAGGAGTAGGAGTTGCTTCTTCGTCTCGAGGAGGAGGCGAAAACACGGCGACAATTAACATTCCTACTAAACTTCCAACGAACAACCAGGGCAATGATATCATTGTTACTTTAAAGGTTTAATTTTTAGATAAGTCGTTCAACAAATATAGTTCCAGAACCATTACCTGATGCACTTCCAAGACAAAATGTAACACGATATATTCTGCTGTTGGTTGTATCTTGGACGTTGATTATTGCACTGTCTCCACCTGAACCCATATTTGTAGTAAAGAAGCTTGTCCAAGTACTTGCACTCAAAGTCGTTCCACCGTTTGTAAATACAAGAGCGTACGTTTGTCCACTTAAACTTGCGAATACTGAAAAGTTAATTACTGGAGTTGCACTATTACCTCTTACTTGGGGGTACACGTTACCAGACGAAGGATTTAACTGAAATTGTAGAGCGTCTGCAGTCACTATTGTTGGTGAAGCTGCGTTGAACCCACTTAAGGCGAGTGAAGGAGTATAAGACGTTATTTGACCAGAATCTGCGACATCTAAAAGAGTTCCAGAATAACCGCTATTGAGTATTTGAAGGTTTCCTGCGTTGGATAAACGCAATGTCTTGTTTGGATTTGTTGCTCCAGAATAATTGTTTGTGGCTCTCAGAAAATTAGAGTATCCTGCTCCTCCAAATGTATCTGTTCCAGTCACTTGTATCCCCGGATTGGCTCCCGAATAAGTTTGAATGGCTCCAGAGTTGTTAAGTTGAAGTTGGTTTGTGGAAGAAACAAGTAAATTGTTTGATGAGTTTATAGATACTGCACCATACTGATACGGTAAATTAGTAGTATACTGGTTAGTAGGAACACCTATTATAAAAATACCTGAACCACCATTACCTGCAATTCCAGAAGGATATATACCGTCGGCACCACCACCACCACCCAATCCATTTGTTCCATTGGTACCGTTTGAGTTAGATCCTCCGTTACCACCTCCACCTAAACCACCAACTCCACCACCACCGTAACCGGTTATAAAATTTCCACCACCTCCACCACCACCGTAATACGTTCCTAAAAATTGAATACCTACTCCACCATCTGCATGATACGTTGAAGCAGGATCTGATGATCCAGGTTGATTCAAACCATTCGCTCCAATACCACCACCACCTCCACCACCATAAGGTGATGATGATTCTCCTTGAGTATTACCACCATTACCTCCTTGATAGCCAGTTCCACCTGGAGTAGTGTTGTAAACTGAAGCACCTCCACCGCAACCACCTGTATGTCCGTAAGAATTGCCTGTACCAACATTACAGCCTCCTCCACCACCCCCTACAGCAGTAATAGAAGGCGACGTAATATTACAAACTGTATTTGTTCCATTAAAACCTGATTGTGAAGAAGACGTAGAACCTGCTCCTCCGTTGCCAATTGTTATGGTATAAGAACCAGAAGTTACACTTAGATAGCCTGCGTTATATTGTAAACCAGGGAAAGCTGCAATTCCAGACACGTTTGTTTGTAAACCACCTCCACCACCTCCACCCCCACCACCTCCACCACCTCCTCCACCAACTGCGAAGTATTGCACTCCG